GGGTGGTGCTGGAACTGCCGGTGTTGGACGCGGTGGAGGCGGCGGTGGCGGCGGTGGTGGAACAGGTGGAAGAAACACTGTACGATCGACAATACGAGTTGATCGCACTGTATCTTGTAACATGTTAATAGTACCTTGAGCTGCATACATTGCTCGAGCAACACTTGTTGCATCACTATCTTGACCACCAGAAATATTTAAAAGTTTAAATTCTTGAGATCCTGTTCTAAATCTCAACCCGTCTCTATCTGGCACAACAAAAGAACCGATGAGCTGACCACTTGAATCTGAAACTAAATTGCTTGATCCTTCAGGATGAGCTAAATCGCCTTTAAAAGTATTTACTGCATCATCAGTGCGCTCGGAGAATCTCGTAAAAGTAGACTCGCCTCTTGCATAGTCATCAATTGCTCTTCTTCCCAGGTATGGAAAATACTGTGTACGAGCTCTTAATCCTTGTGCTCTGAAGAAAATTTTTCTTGAGCGCATGAATGGAATAAGCCTAACATCAACTACTCGAGTTCCAACTAATTCTCTTCGAATTGTAACGGTATCTTGAATCTGTTGAGTTGCTAATTCATTAGCTGTTTGATCATTACCACCCCATCCATCTGTACTTTCTGAGATACTACCCCAAGCAAGTTGTACAGTTCTGATACGAACATCAGTGCCACCATCGATGATTCGTTCTGGTACTTGTCTTGTTTCTAACCAATTGTCAGATGATGGCGACAGATCAAGTACACCTCTACCAGTTAAAACTGAATATGGATTGACGTTTTCTGTTTCAGTAGCAAGTGGTTGATCTTCAAACAAGAAGTTAGAATCGACCGCAAGAGTTAGTAGATCACCAGTAAAAGCACTAAATGGTCCACGCGTTGTAGTTGAATTATCTGAATCATAAAGTAAGCGAACATTGTTTGCTGCGACTAAAGGTCTTAAAACACCTTTTCTTACATCAACATCTGCTCTATATTCTGGTCTTTCATCTGCAGAAAAGGTGAAACTTCTAAAGTTATCTGCAAGGAATCCAGCTTTTGTTCTTTGCAATCCTGCAGAATCTATAACGCTTAGCTGTTCTGCGGTGTTTTCTAAAGCAGTTAATGTGGTAAACTCTTCAAGTTTTTTTATTCGATTTTCTAATCGAGCAATATCTGACATAGTGAATCTTTTATTTACAATCTCAGAAGAAGTATAATCAGATTCATTAAGAGTAAACGCATTTAAATTAAAATTAAATAATGGTAAAGACCCCTGCGGCACATCCGGCAATACTGGTTCATATGCTGGAACACCTTGAATATATTTAAAGTCACCTTGTGGTAATCTGTCTCGTTCGTCATTTCTTGTCGTAATTACAAGTCTGTCTTTACGCGGAAGAAAATATGTTGCATTAACATCAAACGCTTCGCCGCTGACTGGCAATAAAGGCCTGATTGCGCTTCCACCACCGGCTGAATCAAAAGTAAATCTCATTACACCAGACGAATCTGATAAGATACCAGCAACTGGTCTAAAATCTAAAACATCTCTTAAACTTAGAGTTTGTCCATCATTTGTACGATGTGACGGAATACCCGCATAACCAACACTATCACCAGTTGGATAAGACGTTACATCAAAGTGCGTACCCGAAGTGCTATGTGTAAAGTGTCTAAATTTAACTACAGCATTACCTTGTGGAAGAGTAATTCCTGCTCTTCTAATCAGACGACCAATTCCATAAAAGTTATCTCTTTGACCATTATCAACTCTAAAGAAGTTCGAAATATCTGGCCCGGCAGTACTATTTAAATTAATCGACTCAACCTTGTAAATATCTGCTTTTCTTAATGAAAGAAACTCACTACCGTTTCCATCAGAATCAAGATCAGTTTGCATATTTAACGTAAGAGTTGTTTGCGCAGCTAAAGATTTTGTCTTTGCCGAAAAGTTTGAAGTTCCCTTGTGAATTTGCAGTGCATAGATATCATATTGTTGGTTAGCGTCAGCTCCACCAGTAATATTAAACTCTGAGCCGGCTGGAGATCCTAAAGTGATGTTAAAATTAAGAGTGTCCACCTTCCCGTCAGTCCGAGTTGCAACCCAAGATGAAGAACTAGTAAATGTGTCACCTCCCGAAATAGCTTGATTAGACGCAAGAACTCCTGAAGCATTTGTAGTTACCGTATATTTTTTTTGAAGGGTGATATCATTTGCCGCAGTGTACGCAATCGTTTGTGGGCGTGTTCTACGCAGAGGAAAGAGAAGATTATTATTGTCTGTGTTTTTTGTTAATGCTCTACTATCTTCTAGTTTGAGGTTAATGTAATCACTAGTGTTTGCACCGATTGAGCGCGTGTTAGCAAAGTTTTGACCTGCATCCATGATTATGTCATAAAGATATGCTCTGTGATCAGCACCATCTTCTTCATAATGTCTAATTCTTGCCTGGCCAATTTTACTTCCACCAAAGTTAGTTGAAGCTCTTAGGAATACTTTATCATGTAATTCTGGAAGATTATAGTTTGAATCAAATAAAACAAAGTTACCGTATGATGGAATAACGGTATCACCAACTTCTAAAAGAGTTGCTTGAGCTTTTGGAATAGTAAGATTTACTTCCTTAAGATCTGCTCGATAACCGTCGACATAGGCAAGACCCGATGAAATTTCAAGTTCAAGATTAGAATCATCAAACGTATTAAATTTAGCTGTAAACGGATTAACAACATAATCTCCAGATTCTTCTCTTCTACGTCTAGCTTGTAAGTCTAAATCAACGTTTGCTGAACTTTCTACTGTAACCTCTTTGGCAATGTCACCATTGACCATTTTGGCAAGCATAACAAAGTTTTCACTAGCACCTATTTGATCTCTTGTTGTAAGAGTAAGCGTAATACGAAAACGGTGTGCGCCTGGAGCAGAAATATTTGGAACAGCTCCCTGGTTGTCAAATAACGCAGTATCGTCAGCTTCGGTAACAATATCTTGAGTTAATTTAAATCCAATATCTTTTGTAGGAATTACACCATACTTATCAACAAATGTAGATTGTGCTTTTACAAATACTACATGCCCTTGCACATAAAACGAACCAGAGTTAATATTAATTTCAAGTCCTTGACCAGTTGCTGCTGTAGAAGCAACCGTCATATTTGATAATAAACCTTCTGTGTCAATAAGCGTTTCACCATTTGCAACTCTAACCGGAGATACTCCAGCTGTACCTGCAGTCGTGTCAGTGTATTCGACATAAAGAGTATCTGGATCAGAACCAGTAGCTTCAACTACTTTGAGAATTTTAAATTTAATTCCACCGCCATTAAATGTTTTATTAAGAAGAGTTGAAGGAGTGGCCGGAAGTTGTCCTGTTGCTAATTTAATAAACTCTCTTAAATTGGTTTGAAGACCACCACCGATAATTTTACCACCTTCGCGAAACTGTCGTGTATTAACACGCCGCATTTCTGCGTGGAGAATCGTTTGTAGCTGTGTAAGTTCTCGTGCTTGTAAGGCTCTACCACTATTAAAAAGAATTCTATGAAAGTTATCTGAATCCCTAAAGTCGTCTTTAAAGGTAGTTGCAAAAGTAGATGTAGTAAAACTAGTTGCCATTCTTTACACCGTTATAATAATTTTAATGTCTTCAGTTTGAGACGCTGATCTAACAATTCTTGCTCTATTTTCTATGTATAATAGATCGCCCGAATAGATATCTACAGGGCTAAATAAGTTACCACTATCTACGGTACCAGAACCGCCAGCACTTCCAGTTAAGGCCTCGCCATCAGCAAATATTCCATTATTTGTTTTTTCGTTTTGATGAAAGAAAATAAACTTACCATTTCCAGAATCAACCTCATCAATAAACGCAGTAGCACCTGATGTTCCACCAGTAATGATTTCATCTGCAGAAAAACCAGTTGTAGTAATATTTGCTGTGAGTGTTAATCTGCGATTCGCTTGAGTAGAGGTACCACCAAATGTTCCACCTGGAAGTGCAGAATCGGTCAGTTTTAATTCTTTAAGTAAAGAAATTTGTCTAAAGTCGTTAGTGATATTGAATGCACCACTTTCAGCACCGGTAGGTTTTGTGTTTAACATAATCGAAGATGATTTTAGATCATTACGAGGATCTTTACCAAATCCTTCTCGAGGACCAATAATTGGTCTAAGTGTAGCATTAGATGAACCACCGCCAGACTGAGCAACAGAAGCAAAGTCAAAACCGGAACCCAACCCAGCAGATTCATTGTCCATCTCAACCTTTACAATTTGACCACCAACAACTGTTGCTGTGGCTAAAGCGCCTGAACCATTGCCGCGGAATGTAAGAGTCGGTGCTGAAGTGTAACCTGATCCACCGTCTACTACGTCTACTCCAATAATTTGTCCTGGTGTAGGTGTGTTTTGAATGTTTAGTTGTTGCAATTGAAAAGCACTTGCAGAGGACGAATCAATAGTAACTAACTCAACTGGTATAAATCCTGCTGTTAAGAAGTTTGTTGCGTTACCAGCTGAAATTGAGTAAAGTAATTTCCAACGATATCCATCAGAAGTTTGAAATGCTTGAACCTGATTTACTCCAGCGTCAGTAAATGATGGCTTGACAGTAGATGGATTAGCAGCACCAGTTGTGGCATCTTTACTTTGTTGTAGACAAATATAAACTTCGTTATCTTCAGTCAAGACATAGTATGCATTAGAACCATATCCTACTTGTTTATCATTCCAAGAATCATAGATAGTGCCGGATGACCACGTATTACGTGGAACTACAAACGATGTTGCAGCAACCTTTTTAATCGACTCAAGATTTCCACGAGTAATACGATCGTCGAATGTATTACGAAGTGGAGTTGCAGTAGTGTCAGAACTATCATAAATATCTGTTTTACCAATACCAATATAGAATTCAACAGAATCAGCAGATGATACTACTTCATCAAAAATCTTTCTTGATATATCTGCTTTTAAAGCGTCTGTTACAATTGCTACCATATTATGCCACCGTTGTTACTGATTGATTGCCTACGAGGAACCAGTTAGTTCCGTCCCAGATACATGTTGCTCCTTCATTCTGAGCAATTGCAAAACTTGTACCTGCAGCAAAATTAGAAGGCGTGATCGTTGCTACTCCAGCACCTTTATTTGTAAATATTTTATACTCACCGGTTGTTGTACCATCTGCTAAAGATACTGCGAGAGCTGATCCTTTATTACATATGATTAATGTAGCAGCGGCCGATGCTGCACCATTCGCTGTAATCTCAACTGCTTCAAAAGCAGCTTTACTCATTTCAATCGAACCGGTACCTTTTGCATTTAAATTTAAGTTAAGATTTGTTGCGGTTCCTGTTGCATTCACTTGAACTGCATTTGTGCTAGCAGAGTTAATAACTGTGATTTCATTTACTGCTGAACCAGTTGCAGTTAGTTTAATTGATTCATTACCATTTGCATCATTAATTGATGTAGTGATACTTGGCGTAGTGATTGCTGGACTTGTAAGAGTTTTATTTGTGAGAGTTTGCACAGCTTCGTTTAATGTTACTACACCGTTCGAATCTGGTAACGTGATCTTAACATCAGCGCCTACATTACTTGCAACCAAACGAGTTTCAAACGCGTCTACACTAGCTCCTTCAAAAACAACAGCGCTATCTTCTAGACTAACTTGTGCAGACAAGTTATTGCTATCTCCACCACCTAAAAAGCGATAAAGTTCTACGAAGTTATCATTAATTTTTAATGCAGCACTACGTAGTGTATCACCGGTACCATCATTTGCGGTCGTGCCACGATCTAAGTTTTGTCTTGCCATTTAATAAAATCCTGTTATCGTTATTTATATAGAAGAATCAGAAGATTGTCGAGTAAATCTATCATTATCCATAGTTTCGAATGTCATCGACAACAATGGACGCCCAATATTTGCACTGTCATCAAGGGTAAATGAATTCGGATCAAGCAATGTTTTAATGTCATCATAGTAATCAATCATGTTCTGAGCTGTAAAGTCAGAATCTGTAGTATAATAAGCCAGATTTGCTTT